ATGGCCTTTTTAAGCCCCTCAGGCATTTCGCCATAGGACATATCATCTCCGCCTTCCATCATGGAAGTAGCATCTGTTTTAAGAGCTAGGGCCTTAATTAGCTCTTCAATTTCGTATTTTGAGGCGAGCTCGGCGATCTTTTGATCGTCGCCTTCCATATCCCCGGACACATCGTCGGTTTCCATAGAAGGATCTTCGGCTCCACCATCAGAACTAGGCCCAGCTGGGTCACTCTCGTCACCCGCGCCTTCGTCAGTGCCCATGTCACCACCAGCACCTTCGTCGCCAGAGTCCATTGGATCCGCGGACTCGTCAGTAGGATCAGCGTCCTCTAGGCCCAGGTCGTCTCCTGAGTCTGTATCATCGCCTGATGCAGTGGGATCTTCGGCTGTAGGATCAGCAGGATCGCTGTCCATTCCGTAGTCCATGTCATAATCGGCCGGGGCGCCAGTCTCTGAAACTTTATTTCCGCTATCGTCGTAAACGTTCGATGCAGAATCTTTGCTGCCCCCTCCGATGTTAATATTGACAGTCATCCCGCCTTCGGAGTGTTCGACGACCGAAGCAGGAGTTTCTGTTTTAGTTTTTTTCCTGGCCATAGTTTGATTTGTTCCTAAATTTTCTTTAAACGAAATAGAAGACTCCCCACCGGAGGGGGCGAATGTAATTGTTTGCTGCTCAGTTATTTCTGAAAAAGCAGCTAATCCCTTAACAGCAGGGATGGGTACTAACCCTAGGTGGCGCAAAGATAGAAACCCCGGAGAGGGGTTCGTTTCAGCCTCGGGTAAATAGAACGAGCTACTCACCTTTTTAAACACCCCATCACGAATTAGTGATTCAGCCTTGGGGGTAAGTTCGACTTTCCCCCATAGCTCTACACCTTTTCTCCAGACTTCACGTACCCACCCAAGGGCCGCGGTGCCATCATCGGCGTCATGGCCGATAATTAAAGGGGCCTCATGGGTTTTGGTGTTGTATGTTTTAACAACTTGGTCCAAGTCTTCCTCCTTAAAGACCATTTTCTGGCCAGTGGAGGAGATTTGGGGGCCCGCTCTGAACATCTCAACAAGGATAACCTTCTTGGGATTTTGAGCAGATAGAGGGCCCTTTGCATTAAGTACGTGCTCTTTCATTTATCAAAAAGCGCTGGTTGTGTTCAGAATAGCAGTGAATCTATCTTGGTTTCTAGAGAACGAGTCGCTCAGCTGGGCAACTTGTCCCGCAGGTGTTCTAACAATGGTAACAAGAAGACGCTCTAGAGTCGGGCTTGTGGCCACATAAACATCGAGTCTTGCTGTACCAGCCTCAAGATCTTGGTTTGAGTTGTTAGCAGAGGAGCACACAACAAGGTATGCTTGCTCTGGTCTTGCTCCAAATAGAGCACCCTGGCGATAGAATTGTCCGCATACCTGAGAGGCAATGGACTTAATTCTTGCGTACACCGTACCGGCAGAATCGACTTGTTCAAAAAGAATGTCGTCAAAGCTACGGCCAAGAACGTCGATCAAGACGTTAAGGATCGCACGAGTATTAACAAACTTAAACAGTGGATTGGTGGATAGAGTTCTAGCACCCCAAACCACAATACCTCTGTTAGGAAGTGAGCGGATCGGGTTGAGTCCTAGAGCGTAGGTGACCTCTTGCTGCTGAGCAGAGATGTCAAATTTCAGGCCAATTGCGCCGCGTAGCGGGTATCTGGAACCAGCGGGAGGTTGCTGGAAGCCCTCATTAACGTATCTAGAGCAGGCAATACCTGCAACATATCCAGAAGGAGCAACAAATCTGTCGCTTGTGTTTTTAATATACGGAGCGTAGTAGGAAGCGTGGCCATAGGGCACACCCACTGTGGATTTAATTAAATCCAGTTCGTCTTGGACTTTGTTTAGAGTCACTTCGTCCGCACCGCTATCAATCAACGCCACATGTTGAGTACCTGAGATACCCTCGACTGTGCCAATTTTGCCTTCAGCGGCCCTAACAAGAGTTTGGGTGACTTTTAGTCTCTCTTGGCGGGCTTCGGCCTCGCTGGCAAAGTCTCCGACTCCTGGTTCGTATGTTAGAACGCTATATGCCTCTGGGGCGAATAGGAATCCAGGAGAAAGAACTCTGGACTCAATTCCTTGCTCAATAGCATAGACAAAGTCATTCGCCTTTGCAGTTGCAGTGATCTTGTATGAGTCGTAAGCTGCGTTTTGGTCTACAGAGTTAAGCTTCACAACGTTTGAATCTAGAGCGCCGGTGCGATCGACCCCAGGATAAACAGGTGAGCTAATACCATTTTTAGAAGTAATTTTTACTCTAAGAACGTAGTCGTGGGAGTAGAAGCCATTCGCAGCAGCCTTTTCGTCAGCTGTTGCTCCGTCGCCTAGCTCAGATACCTCGGGGCGGATATAAGGATTACCGACTGTGGCTACAAGGGCGTCGGCGGTAGAAAGGCCGTTGTTAGGAATATAAGAAGTGGCCGAGAGTCTCCCGGTATCTTCTGCAACTGCTTCCACAATGTAGAAGTCTGCAACTTCTTTCTCAGTTAGGACAGCTTGGATTTCTGCAACAAGGCCCGCAGCTAATTCCTCTGGGGTTGAGCCATTAACAATAAGTGCTCTATTTTCTCCGGCAACGTTAACGTAGAAAACTTGGACAGAATCAGGAAGGTATCCGGTTCTTGCGACGGGGTTTCCTCCAGGTACGCTAGGAGTACCTCCTCCGACTTTAGAAAACACAGTTCCACCAAGATCATACTCCCAATAGACGGCGTCAGCATCTTCCCAAGGCTCAGCGTTATTGCTTGTGTCCTTTGAAACTGCGATGTACTTGCCATCAGGAATATCGCCCTCGGCAGCATAGTACTCTTGATCGATTAAGAAATCCTTAATAACAAGAGCGGCGTTGGTAGACAGAGTTCCGGTATAGTCTCCGGAGTTAAGATCAAAAAACGAGCTTAGCGAAGATCCAGAGATATGCAGGATCGCCTCGCGTGTTGCTTGGTCTCTAGAAACACATCTAAACCCAAGTTCCTTAATCGAGGTGTAAAAATTAACAACTCCAGCTTCAGCAGCTAGGTCGATAACCTGAGTATACTCAGAAGCTACAAACTTATAAGCAGTGAATCTGTTGATCTCGGGGATAGAACGTGAATCTTTTGAGAAAATTCTGAACTTTCCAGCAAGAGCCTCAGTAGCACTTTGCTCAATCTTGTAATAATCTGCAAATCCCTCTCCGTTGTCAGAGAGATATGTATAGATGTCCCGAGCATTATCAAGAGCATCTAGTCCAGTTGTAGTAATAACACGGATTTCAGTACCGTCGGCATCATTCACGCCGATGGGAACGCCATAATACCGACCATTTACCTTCAGAGCAAACGCGTTATAGCCTGTTCCTGCGGTCGAACCGCCTACATCTACAATGGTTTCCGGTGTTGGAGTAACCCGGGTAAAATAAAGAATGCCGTTTACGCCGACATTATCAAAGAATGCTTTAACGCTATCATAACTTGCAAGAGCGCCCTTGTTCCCGACGGGAATCTCACCACCGACTCTGTTGATAAAATCATCAACTGATCCGATTTGAGTTGGCTTGTAAGGCTCTAGTTCTGAGTAAGAGTTAACAGCATCCAGTCCGTAGTAATCCTCAGTAGGGGTAGTACCGAAGATATATCCCACTGCATGAGTTGCAATAGGTTGTGGAAGGGAACCAGTTGTTGACTGAGCAACAAAGACCCCCGGCCGATTCAATGACGCAGCATTGATTCTGATTGGATTGGCCATAAGAAAAGAAAACACTATATCTTTCGCAAAAGTCTTTAAACAAATAAGGCATTTCGACCTGTTTAGACTACAAAGTCCTTTTTGTAAAGAAGAAACAACTCATTCATCAACCAATCCGGGCACGAATTCTGTCCGCAACGTTTCACCTCGAGTATTTTCATCGCCTTCCTAAGTATTTTATTGAAGTCGTTTGTCTCAACATTCCTAGAGCACACCTTTAAAAACAACTTCAACTCAGACCGATCCTGCCCCAAGCAAATGGAGCAAAGAATGATAATCAGTTTTAATTTTTCAGAATCAGTCATGTTTCATGGAGTCGATTGCTTCCTTATGTATTTGCGCCATTGCAACAAACTTTGTCATTGGCACCGCCTCCATTAACGAAACTCCGGCAAACGAACCATTTTGAATCCCATAGCAAATTTGCAGCCACTTATACTTAGGCAGATAGTTACATAGTATGTTTTCCTTGACGCAAGAAAACAGCTGTGCTATTGTTTTTCTAGTAAGCTGACCAAAATTCACATTGTCAACGCTTAAAAACGCTAAGATGTCTTGGATATTCTCAAAATTAAGGAATTGTCTTCTTTCTCACCGATTATGCTGTCAAGGTACTCAAGATCTTCTCCTGTAATATCCCTAAAAACAATTTCTCTTTTTCTTGAATCTCTTACAGAGACAGTGTAATTGTGGTTACGAACGACCTCTAGCTCATTCTGCTCCATCTACCTCACCGAAACCTTCCCCCATACCGAGAAGCTCTGAAATTGCAACACCTAGCGCTTTCAACTGCTTAGGGCGCAGCTTTTTTGCTTCTTTTAATGAAAGCTTTCTCTGGTTTCCGTCGGGAGAGTGGAGAATGCAAATTATCTGAAGAGTAATCTCAACTTCCGTAAGTTTTTTATCATCGGAGATTCTAGAGATTTCAATTAAGTCGTCAGCACATGGCTCCTTTAGATACAAAAACTTACCAGGAGAAATCTCCACAGGAATAACCTCAGGCTCCCCAAAATCAAAAAACGTCTCGTCTAGCCCACCCCCGATCTCCGCCTGGGGGCTCCTAGACATCTTACTTACGGCCATACTTTTTCGCTGATGTACCCTTCTTTAAACCCTTTTGTTTAAATTTAATTAGATAGCAAAGGGCAACATGGCCTTAAATTCAAATCCGTACGCTTCTTGGCAAAGGCTTAGGCAAAATTCCGATTATAGATCTACAGATACTCAGATAAACTCTATGGTCAGAGAGCAGCTCTCTCAACAAGAGTTTTTGAGAAGGGCTAACAGAGTCGGGCCCGGACCACAGCAAAAAACAAGGGCAATGATGGCAAAAAACTCTGCGCAAATTCCACACGTACTAGCTCCAGAAGATATGTGGGGGTGGCAAAATTGGGCCCACAATCCGGGGTCCGTGGAGTCGCCTCTTGCGACGAACCTCAAAGAAGAGAATACGCAGGCGGACATTCCTGGGTCTTCGTATCAGCCTGGCCAGAACGTTAGCGGTATGACAGGCGGGTGTAGTTCATGCAGACGTAGGAGATATTGATATGGCATACCAACGGAAGAAAAAAGAAGAGGAAGAAGTGATGGAAACCATAGAACCAGACGCTACTGGAACGGATGTCGAGATCCCGGTTGCTTTAGAGTTTGTAGCGCAAAAAGAAGTAATAGAGGAAGTGCAGGAAATTGCCCCACCGGAGGAAAGGCCCAGAACCAAAACCGGTAAAGTGTTCTTAACTGAGGAGGACAAAAAGCTCTTTAAAAAATTTAATCAACATATTGTTAAGAAGCTCGGCCTAACGGCCAATCGGTCAGTGAAAATATGATATAATAGTATGGTATGGTAGTCCCTCTCACGCTATGAAACAAAAACTAGTAGATGCGTATATGGACATTGCGGAAAGATTTTCGTTGGTTTCAGATTGTGAAAGGTTAAAAGTAGGGGCTATAATAGTTAAAAACGGATCAATTTTGGCTCATGGTTGGAACGGAACCCCAAGCGGATATAAGACAAATTGTTGTGAGGATGAGAGCGGTAAAACCTCTCCGTTTGTGCTCCATGCTGAACAAAACGTCCTTGTAAAAATGGCAAAATCTACAGAGTCTATAGAGGGAGCCGAACTATTTTGCACCCATTCACCTTGTCCAGAGTGCTCCAAACTTTTAGCTCAAAGTGGTGTAAAAAAAGTCTACTATAAATACAACTACAGAATTACCGAGGGACTTGATGTTTTGAACGCTCTAGGCGTACAAACGGTGCATGTGCCGTGAATTTTAACACAGAAGAAGAGAAGGCGGCCCTGCTCGCTTCACTATCAAACACTAACGATCTGTCTCAAACGATCTATTGCTTAGAAAAAGTATTGGAGTATAGAACTCCATTTGCGCTATATGTGGCCACAGCAGACCGATCAGACTGCACTTGGATTTTTGACGAAGAGATGGTGTATAGCATGCTCGGCGGCGAGGATCGGTACATCAAAGTTCGTAAAGATATGTTTCCAACTCCGCTAGAAGAAGAGTCTGGAGTAGTATTTTTTGTTTTTAAAAAAGTAGGGCCCTTCTACTCAATTAGAGTAGACTTAGCCCTTATAGAAGAAATTTTAGACGAGCTCACTCAAGAGCGGTAACACGGTCTTTCAAGTCAGAAATCTCAATATTTTGTGCATCTATAAGGTTTTGTAGCTCCAAAATTTTAGTGTTAAGCTCTTCGATTGAAAAATCAAGTCCGGCGTCTTTATTTTTAAGGGTGTTAATATCTGCAATCTGAGCGTCAAGGCTTGACCTTATGCCTGTTTGGAAGACTTTGAGCTCTAGAATCTGCTCCCTCTCTACGGCGATATTTGACTGAAAATTCTCAGCAAGAGAGTTTACGTCGTCCTCTAACAGCTGAAATGCAGTTTCTAAATTAACCAGAGACGTAGATGAGGCATCCGATAAAGCAGCTTGAGCTGACGCAATTGCGGACGTAAATATTTTTAGGTCTCGTATTTTTGCATAAGTTCTGTCCCCGTACCGGACGTTAACGATTCCTGTCTCTGTAGTTGGGTCTACAGACTCCGCCAAGCTAACACCTAGACGCAGTCCGCTTTTAACTCC